AGGTGCTCCTGCATTTGTTCCTGTCTTAGAAGTTGTATTTACATACACCCAAGAGGAGCCAGAATGCGACACTACATCATCTGCTTCGTATGTATTACTTGTAGAGAATGCACCTCTCCAAGTAAACTTTATTTTTCCTAAATCAACTGTTGCCATTTTTCTACCTCCTTTATGGCATATTTATTAGCAAATGTCCACTAGTGTCAATACTCATAAAAATTGAGCCTGTTGCAAAGAAATATGTATCATAATCAGAAATCGTTAGATTCTCTGATCCTCCCACTAATGTATGCTCTTGTGTTGCTATACTTCTACCTGTGCCATCTACTGTTTTTTTAAGACCAAAAAACTTACTAGCTATGGTGGAAATTGCACCAACTTGTGCATTAATTGCCTCTTTTGTACGAAGAGGTGTCATACCTTTCGTGTTTTCTGTACCTGTTTGTGCTTCGGATTGACTAGCAATAGATAAGAAAATACCATCTGATCCGTCTGCACCTGCAGGGCCTTGTGTGCCATCAGAACCTCTAGGTATTGTTAAATTAAGAACTCCTGTAGTAGCATCATATGTTGATGAAGCACTTGTACCTGCATTACCTGTAGCAACATTTACTGTTTGTACACCTTGTGCAGATTGAGCAATAACATTACCATTTGAATCAAAAGCTAGTGTTTTACTTGCTCTGCTTGTTTTTGCAGGTAATGTTAGTGTTGCATCATCATCATAATCTAACAATTTAATAGAACGGCTGTGTATTTTGTCTTGGTCTGCAAATATAGCTACAGCTTTATCTAACTCTGTATTGAGTGCAGTTACATCAAAAGCACCATTTACAGGAAAATCTGTTGTTCTTTCTATTACAATATCTCTTAAGATAATTATTTTTTGTCCTGCAGTATGACCTGCACCGAAAGTTATTGTAGCACCTGTGCCAAACTCATATGCACTATCGCTTGATGAATTAGTAGCTGTAACTTTGTATTGTACATTTGTAGTAGGGTTTACATTGTATGTAGCTAAAGTACCATCTACATATACTTTAAGATCAGATATAGCAAAAAACTCAAAAGTAATAGTATAAGTTGTTTGACTAGCCGTAGCTGTAAACTCGTGTCTTGGATTATTTTGTGATGACGCTATTGTCATTCTTTTATTCCTGTTATTGTATCATATATATAATCAATCATATGCTCTATACCTAAAAGCGTACTTCCCGGTAAAAGTCGTTTTATAGTATCGTGTTTTTCTTCTTCTGTAAATCGGTTGTCCGATAAAACTGAAATTAAATCATAAACTGCGGCAGGGCCTGCACCTACAACACTTTTAAATGCATCCTCTCCAGACACATTTCCAAATCGTGCATCTTGTCCTAACAAAGGTCTTAATCCTATTGGAGTTTCAAATGCTCCTTGACTTAAAGTTTCTAAATGAAAATTTAAATCTCCTAATAATCCTGTAATACCAGACAATTCTACACCCCTTATGGCTCTTTCTGTCCAATTTTTATTTTCCCAATATGATGGATTTTTTAAAAAATCTGCGGCAACACCTAATGCAATCATACTCATCATACCATTCATAACTACTAAACCTTTTTCTCTACCTTGAGCGGCAGATAAAAATACTTTACCATTTGCTCCCATCATCCAACTAAAAAACTGTGTTAATAATTGTATAGGTGCAATGTTTATTTTAACACCAAATTCTGTTGCATCAAATTTTGCTCCTATAGGAAATCCAATCGTATTTGCAAATTTTCTAAATAAATTATTATTAAATAATTGTCTTGCACCTTCACTATTAATACGAACAACACCACTCATCATATTAGGTACATCTGCTGTTGTAGGTGTTACAATTCTTCTATCTACATCTGTTCTTAATGCTTGTGCAAATATTTCTCTTGCTGTTTTACCACCTGCTATCTTATCCCATTCTCTTACATTAGCTAAGTAATGCATACCTCCACCTTTTTCTACTGCTTCTATTGGCATACTTGCTATTAGTTTTGCATTATTTTCATCAATACCATATGACAACATTCGTTGTTGTCCTTGCACATCTAATTTACCTTTTGACCACGCTACACTATCTTCTAAAAATCTATGAGCACTCAATAATCCATTAAAAGTTTTAAGAAAATATGTCATTGGTTGTAAACCATTAAATGTATAAAAATATTCTTGTGCTCTTTCGGCGTGTCTGCCTATATATTTATCTAAAATATTGCCAGATCGTGTAGCATCAAGATGAATACCACCTGACCAAACATATCTATTTGTCATAGACATTGCTAATTCCATTAAAGGATTAAGATAATGCACATCTGCCATATTGCTTTTAGCAAAAGGGTTTAAACCACGAGAAACAGCATCTTTACTAAACCCATTAAAATATGTTTTCATAAAACCATCTACCATTATTGGTCTAGCTAATTCAGGTAATCCAGATATTGTAACTTTGCCCATATAGGCAAGATGAATTACATTTTCTAATAACTTTGTGGCTCTTACAGACATAGATGCAGGATCGCCTGTAAAAAATGTGCCTAATAATTTATCTTTTTCATCTATGTAAGCATTAAGAATAGTATTTCTTTCTGTAGCACTTATGCCTTGACTTATCATATCAATTTCTTTGTTAATAATATAATCTCTCATATGTACATCACCAAAACGGCGAGTAAATTCAATAGATCCACCAATTTTTTGAGCGTAACTTCTCATAATAAAATTAATATCTGTTTCAATAAACTCTTTTATTTCACTTATTGGCAATAAAGTATCTCTTTCAAGTAATTGTTTTGCACCAATTTTACCTCTACCTCTATATGTTTTATCTATACCATTTGAATTATCAATATTCATAAAGGATGCTTGTTCGTTTCTAATATCATCAAATCTACGAGCAGTTTCTGCCTCAATAATTAAATCTCTCTCATTCGGTGGTATTTTATCTGATTTTTTCATTGATATACCATATTCTTTGGCATAACTAAGTTGTCTTAAATTATCTCTTATTGATATATACTTAGGATGACCTGAAGAAAATGGTATGCCTTTATTAGGTTGCGATAACTTTTGTCGTATTAAACCTTTTAACTGATCTGCTTGGTCATTTACTTTATCTAAACGCCATATAATTGGCATATAGTCTTTAATTAATGATGTATCTTCATCAAAATCTCTAATTTCATTGTTCATTGATTTTACATCTTGTTGTAATTTTTTCTTTCGGGCAAGCAAAGCCTTAACCCTTGGATCACCAACAGGTATTTGTGCTACATTTCTGTCAATTTTTGCTATTGCAGATTCTAATCTTAACAAAGTACGCTTCATTGTGTTTTGATTAGCATATAAACCTAATAATGAATTTTGTTCGTTATAATATTTAAAAAAATTGTCTACTTGTTTTAATGAATTATTAACAGCTTTTCTTGTTTGTGGATCAAAGTGTACTAAAATATCTTTATCGGCTCTAGCTTCACCAACAAGTTCAAAATACTCTTGTTTACTCATTCGTTTATTACGACCTAATATAGCATTTCTTGCATTACCAAAAGTGTTTTCCATTGCTACACGAAAACCTTGTTTTCTTCTTTGCCAATTAGTTTGTGTTGCATTTCCACCCATTAGTTTGTGAAAGTCATCCTCTACTTTAGCTATAGTTTGTATATAAAAACCAAAATGTTTAAGACTTAAATCTGTAGCTATTGATGTTGGAGATGCTCTGCCCATTTTATTAAGCTGTGTTTGTGTAGCGTGATTACCTGATATTTGATACAAGTCTTCCATATATTGTAATTTTTGTTTTTCTGTAAGTATTTTATTTTTAAATACTTTTTCTAGTCCTCTGCGCAAAGGACTTACTTTTTCAAGTGTTCTTAAAAATCCATTTATATCTGTTCGTAAATATGAATTTTCTGGTCGTACACTATATTCAACTGCCCATTTATTTACGGCTTTTTCGTGTTCAATTTTTGATGCAAATTTTTCTGGTTTTACATAAATTTTTCTAGCAATGGCTTTTATAAATTCAAAATGCATATAATCATCCATTGTTTTAAACATTTTAGTTATTGGTATATTTAATTTAAGATCCTTAAATTCTTCTTTATATGCTTGAGAAAGCCATTTTTGTTTTATTCCTACATCATCAAATGTAATTTGATTATTTTTTTCATTAAACTCGGCAACTGTTCTATGTAGTAAAGGCATCTGAGCATTTGGTGTATCTGCAAGATTATTTTTTATTTGAGTAAGTTGTTCTTTTGTATATATATTACTTACATCATCAAATTGTTTTGCATTACCTTTAACTTCTACTTTGGCTTCTTTATGTTTTGCAGTAACACTTTTTTTATTATTGTAAAAAATTTTATTAGTTCCATCTTTTACAAAAATAATTCCATTTTTTAAACTTGTAGAATCAAAATAAAATTTAGTACCTGCAGGTGATAATTTTACATTTGCTTCTTCAAATGCTCTGTTGTAATCATTTATATATTGTTTTACATTTTTGCCAAAATATCGTTTAAATGCATCTGGTTCTTCTCCTGTTAGTCTTGCTATTGTACCTGTAAGCAAGCCACCAAAAAGTGCCGCAGATCCTGTCATCATTATACCTTCACCTTCTGGTTTAGTAGGATCAAGTTTAGATGCTATATATTGACTAACTCCTTCTGCACCTCCAACTTGATAAGCGGCTCTTCCAAAATTAGCAAAAAAAGCATTATGTTTTATACCAAATATAGGTATTGCTGTAATAGGGTTAATAAACGCTGATGCCAAATAAGTTCCTACACCTGCATCAGCTATATTATCTCGTCTTTGTTGATTTCTATCTATTCGGTCTTTTATTCTTTGTGTTTCTTTAGGATTAGCTGATTCTGTAAATTGATCAGCGTGGTGTTCATAACCTTTTATTTCACCAAAAGGATTGTAATTTGGATCAAATGCACCAACACGACCTCCATTTACAACTTCTGCAAACCTTTCAGCTGTTTGACCTATACCTTCAAGCATTACTATATCAACCATATCTCTAAATAAACTTTGATCTACAGTAACATCAGTTGATCTAGGTAGTATTGGTCTTGTTGACTCTTTTATATTATCTATATTTTGAAATAAATTTGCACTTTCTTGCACCTGTTGTTTTTGTTTAGGTGTAGTTGCATTCAGGTCGTAATCAGATAAAGGTTTTTGTATCATTTTTTATCTCTATATTTATATAAAATACCATTATAAAATTTAATATATTCTGGTAAATCATTAGTAAAACCTAATTGATCATAAATAGCTTGTACACTTTCTATTGTACCCTCATTTTCTACTATTGCTCCAATTCGTTCTCCTGTTCCTCTAAGTAAAAGTGATTTTTCGTGTTCTGTACTTTCATATTGTAAATGTTTTGCATATATATCTTCAAATGGATTAATTATAATTTGTCGTCTACCTGTTTCATCCATAATAGGATCAGTTAATCCTTCTTCATCTCGTATGTGTACATAGTATTTCATTGTTAGCGGATTTGTTGTTGGTAGTGTTTCAATAGCATCTGTTGCAGGTCTAACAATAAATTCTGCTTCATCATATGTTAATGGTCGTTTTTCACCTCCATACATATTTGCTCTATCTTCGTTCCAATTATCTCTATAAACATTATATAAATAAGATTTTATATATGATGAATCTCTTTCCATTGTTTCAGGATTAAGTATTGCAAAATTTTCTATTGGGTACATACCTAGCGTTTCTTGATTTTTCAAACCTTCTGATCCTGTAGCACCAAAGTTAGTAAGTCCATATATGCCTTGCTTTGCATAGCTTGTAAGTAACTTTTCAGCTTGTAATGCTATTTCATCTTTTTGTAATGTAACGCCAATATTATTTTGTATAAGTGTATCTCGTATTAGTTTATTAAATGCAAATGTCTTTTTTTTTGTAAAGAATCGTGCTCCCGGCAAATCAACACCAAATACATTTGTATCTACATCTAATTTTTGTACTGCAAGTTGAATACCCTCATTTACACGAGTTTTTATTACTGATAATTTATCATTATCCCGTGCTATTTCTTCTTGAAATACATCATATTCTGCTTTGGTTTTTAATTGTGGTTGTGTTATTTGTCCTGCTAATCTTAAATTATTTATATTACGAAGATAACTATATGTTCTATGACCTAAATTTGTTGCCATAATGTCAACCATATAATTTTGATATTTAGAAGCATCTTCAAGATATCCTTGTAACCATTCTGCATCTCCTGACCATATTTTATCTTCAAGCATTGTTTTAACACCTGCAGGAATATATTTTGTTACAAATAACATTTTGTAATCATCAGGATTATTTACATTAAACTCTTGCCCTGTTGTTGGCAAACCTAATGCATCTCGCAATCCATCAGCACTTGCTATTCGTTCTGACAATTTTTGGCCGTCCATTTTATCCATTAAGTTTTTTGCTCTAAAATCTGTAATTACTTCTTTACCATTTTTAATGGCTTCTACACCTAAAGATATTTGATTGTTAGTGTCATCATTGTCTATAGCATCTTTCATAATTTTTAATCTTTTACTAACAACACTATTTAGAAATGTTTTATTTTTACTTGTAAGAGTACCCATTGACTTTTGAAAGTCTGCTAAAGTAATAGTTGTATCAAAATCACCTTGTTGATGTTCAGGTGAATATAACTTTGCATCACCAACACCATTAATTAACAAATCAAATGCTTCTAAATTTTTAGCAAACTTTTTTTGATTTACTACTTGTTGATTAGCAACCGATAATGGATTCATAAAATCACCATATTTTTCAAAAAAATTTACAAGACTCTGCATATTATTAAGATCATTCTTATAATGTATTCGTGCATAACTTGATATATCTTCAAAGTCTAAGGCTTCGTTTTCAAAATCTTCTGCAAGTATAGTTTTTGCTGTATTTATTTTACCTGCAATAAGTGCTGATTCTATTGATTCTTGTGTGCTTTTTGCATATGCTTTATATTCTTCGTTTCTACCTTGTTCCTGTATGTTAAGAAAGTTTGCTTCTGTTTGTTGTTTGTATTTATTAGCAATAGAGTTAATATCATCTTCTAGTAATGCTTTGTATTCATCAGGAAAAGATTTTTGTGTAGCCTCAATTATTGGTTCAATTTCTAAAGCAAACTCGTTTGGATCACTACCTTTATCATAACGAACTCTTTTATATACAGCATCAAGTTGCTCATCAAAAAATGTACCTACTTCTTTTTTTATTTTAGCTAGAGCAAATTTGTCATATCGTTGTTTAGATTCTGTAAATAAAAATGTAGGAACATTTATTGGTTTTGGTTTTTTAAAATTATAAGTTTCTCCATTTGGTTGTTCTAAAGTAACATCTTCATATTCAATAGAAAAATCTTCTATTTCTTTTTGTGCTCTAAATACATCAATGCCTTTTGCACCTTTTTTTATACCTTCGGCTAAAACTTGATTAGCTTCGCTTTGTACTTTATATGCTGTATCTAAAGCACGAGATACCTTTTCCTGCCCAAACTGTGAATTTACTGAAATTTGGGGTGTATATAAAGTTTGTTTTCTGTATCTTTCTGCCATATTAACTCATAAATGTTTTTATATCGGCGGCAGTTCCAAATAAATCACCTACTGCGGCTCCTGCCTGTCCTATTAATCTTGTTCGTCTTGCAGATAGTTTTGCTTGTCCTTCTATTTGTGCCGCTTGACCTTCAAATACTGCTTGTCTTGCGCCATACATAGCTTGTTGTGCTCTTTCTAATCCCATTAATCTTGCATTATTAACATCTTTTTTAACTAATTTTTTATTACCTGCTAAAAAAGCTCCATAAGATGGTGAGTTTATATCTGCACCACTAACAGCAAACGCCGCATAGTTTTTCTTTTTAAGTCTATTAGCATCTTCTTTAATTTTATTAGCTTTTTGTTCCATAGCTAACATTTCTGCTTTGGCTCTATCTTCATACATTTTTTGTTTTTCTTGAGCCATTCGTTGTTGAAGATCCATTTGTGCTTTAATGTAATCACTTTCATTACTAAACAAATTTGCAAAAAAACCAAATACTGCACCACACATTAGTAATATACCTCCGAAGTTATTGCTACAATTCGCATAGGAACAGGAACAGATTGTGTTATAGACACATTAGGCGTTTGACTATAACCAAGTGTATGTATATCTCTTTTGCCTGTAAATCCTATCATTTGTAATCCGTTATCATTAAGCAATACATCATTTCCATTTACTTGTAAATTATAGGTTTTAGATAATTCTAATATAGTTTTTCCTATTTTTCTTGGTAATCCATATGTAGATCCTAAACCTCTAATTGGTTGTACAGAATCAATAGGTAGTGTTTCTACTTCTACTGTATAAGTTAATCCTATATCACAAGCACTTGCAGGTAACTGAAACTGTGCTACTCCATTAGAATCAACAGTAGATGAACCATAATATCTTATATTATCATCTTCATTTGATCCAGATGTAGCGTGTACTATTTTACCTCGTAAATCAGGATCGGCATTTAAACCTGTAAATATTCTGCTAGATGTAAATACAATACTTGTGTTATTACTTACTGATACTGCTTGATCTATGACAATAATATACTCGCCAGATGTTCCTGTGCTATTAACACTTTGAATTGTATATTCTGTACTTGCAGAACCTATCTTAAACTTTTCTCCTGTAGTAGGAGCATTTGTAAAACCATCAGCAACTATTTGTCTTGTTGAAGAAAATGTACCATTTACAAGAATAGTGCCGTGTGGTTGATATGATGAACTTAATACTTTACTTACAGAGCAATCTGTAGGCAAGGCAAACATAGAGTTAGCTATCTGTTCAAGATAATATTTAGTTGCTCCATTTACTGTTCTTTTAACAACTGTGTACAAAAATGATGTAGTACCTGCAGTAGACTCAAAGTTACCATCAGTTTCCCATACAACCCAACCTGCTAGTTTTTCTTGGCGTTGTGCAGAGAATACCCCAAGCGTACCATCATCATTAGCAAAAATAATCATTTGTTCCGTTTTTCTACCTGTTGATTTTATAATGCCTGTATCTTTTGGATTTGATACAGCTTGTGGTGAAAGAAAAGTAATAACAGTAGGTACATAATCTTCTGTTGCTGTATTGTAAAAAAACTCTCGTACTGTTTTACCATTAGGTTGTATAAATATTGCCGCTCCATCAAACAATCGTGGCATACAAGTTTGTGTACAACCTAAACTACTTTGTCTTTCTATTCGTAAATCAGCAGGTGTTAATGGTCTACCTGTTTGTGGTTTTAAATAAAACTCACCTGTACTTGTAAATATTTCTAAATGTTTTCCTGCAATTAAATGTCTTATTTCATTAATTTGATCTGATGATATAGAAATTTGTATTGAGTCTGTATCTTCAGCTGTGCCTACATCAAAGTTAAAAAAGTCTGCTGTTTTACTACCTGCAACAAAATCTGATATTGCACCACCACCAAAAAATAACCTTTGCTGATGAAACTTACAAGTAGAAGGAAACCCATTAATATTACTATAAACTTGTTCATCCCAAGCAAGAGTTGGTGGATGCCCTATAATCCTAACATTCGTACCACCACCATCACCGGAATCACCACCTGTATCTGAACTGTCTGCTTCAAATTGATATCGGTCATCATCTAATACTGTTATTGTTTTTGCTCCATTTAAATTTGCCGCTGTAATACCATTGCCATCTTCATTAAGTATTGCTTCTGCACCTTCAACAGTTATTGTAACCCCACTCGTAAATCCGTGTGCAGGATGTAAAACTGTAACTGTGCTATCTCCTTCTTCAGCTTTAAATGGATCGTCATCTAATTCTATTCTTACATCTGCCTGTAATGTACCTGTTAATTCTGTTGCAGAGGTATATCCTGTTATTTCTATTTCTGTGCCGTGATATCTAATATGCTTACCAACATAGTTAGATGTAAAGTAGGCACTACTTGCAACAATATTAACTGAAGAGTTTTTAGTTGTTTGGTCTATATCTAAAGTAATTGCATCATCTGCAAATTTAAAATATGGCTGATATATTTTTTCTTGGTTTGTGCTTACCTTAAATGAAAAGTTTGATATAGCAAAAGTAGTAGCACCTGTTCTTGTCAATATCTGTGGTGCAAATTGTTTATGAGTAATAATCATAGTATCACCCTGTTGTGTATATGTAAGTTCAAACAACTCTGCTGTTGTCCATATACAACCTGTTATACTTGATAATAATGTGCCATTAGTAGAAAATATTTTGCATTTTGTATTTTGAAAAGCAATTATATATTCTTGATTTTCATTAAATATAAAAGGTTCTATTCGTGTTTCTTCACCTAAATCATATCTAAATAATGTACCTTGGCGTCTTTCTATCGGGCCTTGGTTAAGACAAAAAACATTTCTTGCTCTTTTTAATGCTTGTTGAAATGCACCAAGATCAGTTCGTGCTATAAGAGTTTCGTCTACTTCGCCACGAGTAAAACTATTCTGGTGTACTCTTTGTGTTGCCATTCATCAACTACTACTACTTGGTACAACTGCCCTTATACCATCTGCAGTACCTCTGTTTCTAACTTCAATTAATAAACTTGTGTTAAGTTTTCTTGTAGTTTGTGTTTGTGATTCCATACTTCTAGCTAACACTAATTGCTGATTTGCTCTTTTTTGATAAAGAGTAGATAAACCATCATTTCGTGCTATTGCTCCTGCAAATAAACTAGCAAGTTCAAAAACAACTGCTTGGGTAAAATAATCTGGAAACTCTTTTTCGTGTGGTTGATATGTATAATGACACACTACAACATCACTTGAACTTGTGTTAGTAAATAATTCTTCGTTATATCTATCAAATACAATTACATTATCTGATACAGTAACAGTATGTATTAATATTGCATCATTAGGTATCTGATATGCTGAATCCCATTTATCTAAAGGGTTTGTTGCAAGTTTTGTTAGTTGTGCTTGTTTTGTTGCAAATCTCCATCTAGCTTTTGTTAGTAAAGATCGCAATGTTGTTTCATATAACTGATTAGCTACTTTACTTTCTACAGTATTATCTGTAAATGAAGCGATTGTGTTTGCTCCAATTAAAACTAAACCTTGATTACATATATCTATTTTACTTACCATAATTTAAATATCGGGGGAGTTGCCTCCCCCAATACCCTATGTACCATTAATAGTTGTTACAGTAGCCGCCGCCGTTGCACTTGATACAACAACAACATCTACTGTTCTTGTGCCACCTGTAGCTCCAACAGCAATGATTACATCATTCTGATGAAGTTGATTAGTAGCACTGTTAAAATATCCAGATCCTACAATAGTACTTATAGCATCTGCAGAGTTGTAGAGATAAACATTTTGATCTCCACCACCTGCAATCTTTTTTAAGTTTGCTTGAGTAAAAGCCATTAGTTTTCTCCTATTCTGTTATTTGACATTCTATCGCACCATCATTGTCAATC